TCATCATCTCAGCTTCAGATGACATTATTGAACGCTTCAATTTTGTTACCATTCAGAAGTACTATCGAGACGTATTTGGGTTGGAGCTTACGCTCGACACCAAAGATCCATCAGGATGTACCAAATTTACCAACATGGACGAAGCCACATTTCTAGGACGTCACTGGGTAAGGATGACGAACTACCCGAACACCTTTCAACCGAAATTACGAATGACCGCGCTCAGTGGACCATCTCAATTCACACGTTTAACGCGTGAAGCAGACATCTTGGAGCAACTTGAATGTGTACTACCAGACTTGGTGGCATACGGACAAGAATTTTACGATCGCTACAATTTCGGAATTGAGCAATGGGCAAGAGCTCATGGGCTCGTCCGAGATGCGGATACATTCGAACAAGCAGAAAGGAAACGGTGGTTGGCTATTCAGGAACAGCGCCTGCCGTTGGAATTAGTTACAGTTAGCGCAGCAGCATTGACAGAGGAACTTACTTCGACAAAAAGCAAACTACCTGATATACCAGTACGTAACCAGAAAAAAGAAATGGCTGAAATTCGACTCAACCTAAACACCCTTATGGGCAAATGCAACACAGCAGCAGAATTCCTAGCAACCGAGGAAGCACAACGCTTTGGTGAATTGCCAGCGTCACTGTTCGATCATGGCGAAGCAGACCTGAAGGTGAAACTTCTACCGAAGTTACGCCTCCCGTTCTTCCAATCCGCTTCAATGTGGGTTTTGAACAACTTCAGTCGCAATTTCAAGAACTGTGATCTTGGTTTCGCATTGCGAAGAGACCAAATGATGAACATCGTCCGCAAGTACAACTTGGGACCAGAAAACCTTGGAACAGTTTCCGGGGTTGTTGCTATGCTCACCAAACTTGAGTCAGTCAAAGAAGACGAACTACAGTGGAAATCGTTCAGAGCGTGGTATGGGGTTAAACCCGTAGATGCGCCAGACGTACGACGAGACATGGACCGAGCTATGGACACAGCTGGTTCTGGATCGACTATGCCCGCCATGGCTCCAGTAGCACCGCCAATCGCTGTAAAAGACAGCTCAGGCCCATTGCTTATGGAGACAGGAGGATATATGTCGGCATTGTCATCGTATGCAGGATACGGAGATTCCGTGTTCCACTCGATTTTCAAACCGAGAGAACTTTTGACAGTAACGGTCGGTACAGCTACCGCCGCAGGAACAATCTTGTTCGATCAGATACTCAACCCCTGGGATCCAGGATGTGTGGGAGACTGGGCCGCTTGGTATGCGCGCCTGCATCGAAGATGTGTGCCTGGTGGAGTTACATTCACCATCACACTCTCAGCGCCAGCAACTGCATTCGGAATCATTCGAATGACGTTATTGCCGGCAAATGCAAACCCCACCTCATTGGACACCAGAGAATTGGAAGTATTCACTCATGTGGATCTTGATATTGCGTTGAAAACTACGGTCAGTGTGACCGCTCGTTTCTCGACCCTGAGCCAAGTTGTTCAGCTCGAACGTGACGAGACAACCGAATATGGTAGAATTATCATTTCGGCTTTGACGCCAATTCAAAATTCATATGGGGCGGGTATTACCGTTCCGTTGAGGATTTCCTCGAACATCACCATGGACACCAAATATGTCATGCCCGAGTACAATCTTCTCTTTGGAGGCGGCACTTCAGGTGCGCGTCCCCCAACTCCTCAAGGCGAATTTCGCCCAGTCATTGATGGAGAAGAGTACTGCACTCTTGGAAAATTCGAAAATGTCATGGATTTCAGAACCGCTTTTGGAAGCAAAACTGCAGGACCATTCTTGTGGTCAGTAGCTGGTCAATCAGTCGGACTTATTGGCGCCATGTGCAATGGAGTCAGTGATAATCCGGATGAACCAGTGATGAGGAGTTACAGCGAATTCCTCCAGTGGATCCATAACTATCGAACCCGAGACGTGCCAGTAAGCCTGTGCATGATAAAGCCAACAGATACCAGCGATTACATCGTGCTATCAGAAGACGCGCTGGAAGACATACCATACTGGAAAATCGACAAATACCTCGCTGCACCACATTTTGTGGTAGCCATGTATGATGGACTACTCGCCTGGCAAGAAGAATCATCAGCAATACAGAAGCCTTTTCGTGCAACTGTGGGGGGAACTTCAAACGTCTATGAAGTTGACGGTCCTCGACACCGCAATACGCGTAAAGATACATCTAATGCTGAAGCCCAAGGAAAGGCGTTTCGTTTCAACATCCAGACTGCTTCAGATTGTGGCCCTAGTGGAACCCAAAACCACAGCATCACAGCAACGCTTAGCACAGGCCCTCAAATCTATTGGAAAGATGATGCAGGGGCACTTACACAGCCGGCTGAAGATGATGCTAATGGCGGATCCATTACCGCGATCGCAGCGATGGAAGGCAACCCGAACCTCTCAATCAAAGGACAAATCGTATGCACCACTACTAGTCCAGGAACAAATTCTTCTTCTACCGAAGGTGGGCTCCGCGTCATAAGGTTCATGGGACCTGACGCAGTAATTCCCGGCGTTCTCGCCGGATGTACATCTCAGACATGGCCAATGTCTTGGGGTGAAACAGCCTACAAAACGGAGTTGGAGAAATGGTTCAGAGACCATCCGCAAATTCCAGGATTTGTATACCAATTGTCCGAAAGGGGCGGACGAATTGTTGGACATGTTTTGCTCAACCGCTATGGTTCTTTCGCTCTACCAAAGACGGCCGATCGTTACTGGACACATGATAGCAGCTCAAGTGATTGGGTGTGGACTCCTCAGGGACCTACAGCCACCATTTGGGCTGGTATACCAGCATTAGGGGAAGGTTGGATTTCACGCACAGTGGATCCTATAACCGTTTCCCGTTCAGACGACGATGAGTATCTGGTTCCCCTGCAGGGAGTACAGATGCCGTATGAGTACAGAGAATCATACGAAACCACAGTCACGCGCGATACCGCTATTCTGGCACGAAAACCACCCCGATACATTCGAAAAGATATGTGGGGCATCGCAGCCGGAGTAGGTGGCATGGCAAGCGGACTTGCTGGAGTTCTAGGTCAACAAGCGGCCTGGGCACAACAAACCGACATGCAATCTGCTTACTTTGATCAACAGAAATGGTTGATGAAGCAAGAACAGAACAACATTCAGTTAAGGGCAACACTAGCCCGCGGAGGAGCAGCCTACGCGAACCAAGCAGGATACGGCGGAATGCCTAGATCCGAACCCGCAGGGACTAAACCTCTGAGCGACCTGCACTCAGAACCCGATGCGCCTGATCTCGTGCGCGCAGCACAGATAAGAGAAGACGCACAAGAGTACGTAGATCCGATGGACGACAGACTAACATCAGAGTTTGTCTCGGACTTTCCAGCCACGATGAGTGACGAATACAAAGCAGCGTTTCCCAACGAAGCCGTACAGCCGATTGCACCAGGGGTACCACCAACGAAGGTACACACGCAAGGAGTTGAAACCGGTACTGCATCATTTGTAGACCCCGCTATCATCGATACACTGGACGTTGAAACTAATCAACCGTACATCAGGGCCCAAAATCCCTTTCACATGGAACTAGCCGATCAATCTAAACCAAATCTAATCGATGCTGAGACAAACTCAGCATACATGAGAGCCCCAAACCCCTTTCATTCAGAATTAGCCGATTCATCGAAACCCAATCTATAATTCGCATGTGTAATGAACCGACACAGTTTACTGGAACCAATACGGAACCGGAAACTGCTAGGGAATAAAATTTTGAACAAACTAAAGCCTTCATTCGATCTTGTGTCGCGTGAATGCTCACGTGACACGTTTCTTTCTTTTGACGACGTTGCGCACTGGTTTCTTAACACCAGTGATTTGCGATTTCGACCTACCTGTGTACGCAGTGTGGCTTCATAGCCTGGCCTCATGGGGACAAACTAACTCGCCC